AGGGGATTGTGGCAGCCTAGTTTTTGTTGGTGATAAGATAGCCGGCGTCCATGCTCATGGAAATGGAGTAACTGGGCAGGCTTCCAGGGTCGATCTTATACTCCTTGAAGCAGCCTTTGAAGGTCCTGATGAGTTGACTGCGGAACCTCCAGAAGTGTTCACGCCCTTTGAACACACAAAGGTTCTTACTAGCTCAAATCAGGCCTATGATCCAGAGGTCCATTCTGGTGCAGCCCTTAGTGTCATGAATCCACCTCTCTCAACTAGGGTCAAAGAAGACCTTGAGAGGTGGAATCCAAATGGACCAATAAAGCCCACAGTTTTCCCAGTGGTAACAAAAGATAATTATCCCGTGGCTCGATCAAACTATATGATCGTTGATGAAGAAATAGATCAAGAAAAGTTTGAGAGGGCTGAAATGATTCTTGGTGATAGAGTATTGTCCCTGCCAAACACTTCTCCTGTCAAAGAAATACTCACTCCAATGGTTGCTATACTTGGAGAGCCAGGAGTCATTGAACCACTTGATCATAGTACCAGTCCTGGTTTTCCGTTGGCTCAGATACCAGGGGGTAGGTCTTCGTTCTATACTGTAGACCAGAATGGTGTCGGCTATCCAGGTCCTGAGTACGAAAATGTATTACAAGAGTGGAACATAATGGTTCGGATGATGGAACAGAGTTATGTCCCTGCTACGGTGTACACTGATTCATTAAAATACGAGTTAAGGAAAGAGACAAAAATCAATACCCCTAGACTTGTCTCAGGTTCCGACTTGCGGTACACCGTCTTATTTAAGTGTTACTATGGTGGATTTATGAAACACCTAGTGGACACGGCTATGATAGGTGATGTATTAGTTGGTGTTGACCCTCACTCACCATCTTGGGATTACATGCACCGCAGATTTGAAGCAGTTGGTGGAAAGGATAGGATAATGGCAGGAGATTATAAAAACTTTGATGGCACCGTCCCGCTTTGGATGGTTGAAGCGTTGGCGCGTATCGTCAATAGGTGGTATGGTGATGACAATGATAGCCCGCCAGGTAGGGTTAGGATTTGTTTAGCTCAGATGTGCGTCCTGGGCTACCATGCTTATGGGCACACTAGCGAGCTTTGGCTCGCAGGCTTTGCTAGTGGCTCTTACATGACAGCAGGGTTTAATTGTTTGCGTAACCTGCTTTTGTGCACCTATTCATACTTGGTAATTAATGATGAGTTGAGTTATGACTGGAAAACAAATGGCAAAAATTTCTTTAAGGAGATTGTCATAAGGGTCATGGGTGATGACATTATGGCAGCCGTCCCACAACATAGAAAATATTGGAACAATAAGTCACATGCACGTGTGATGAGGGACCATTTTAAAATGACCTACACTAGTGCTGATAAGCAGTCAGAGGTGAAAGAGTTCGATGAAGAGAAGAACCACACCATAGTTAAGAGAAGATCTGTCCTTAACCCTGACACAGGCTTGTATGTCGGTGCCCTCGACATGGAAGTAATCCTTAACATGGTTTGTTACACTAG